GGAGTGGACACCGAGTAAAACAGTTGCAGCTTTTGTGGGTTTGAGCTTTTTTGGAATTTTCTATGAATGTTTTGAGAACTTTCTATTGGTTAGTGATGCTTATATAGTAGTGTGAGTTTTTGTTTGTCAGTATGCAGAGAACAACTTCATTTGTAAATTTACCTATTGAGAAATGCCAACATCCAGAGGGTACACAGCCAAAGCAAAAGCGAGAAAACTTGCAGCAGCTTCAGCAGCGATTAACCGAGCTAGAGCAACGATTTTATCTTCTCGAAGAAGCTCTGCTCTCGCACCACTCCGAACGGGAGGATATTTCGGATTGTACAACAGACGAGGACGAGACGAGTTGAAGGTCATCGACACCCAGGTGGTCACTGCTCCGGTTCTTACTGCAGGGACTGTCACGCTCCTTAATGGTGTTGCTCAAGGCACAGATTTTACTGACCGAATAGGTCGTAAAATCAACATCAAGAGTATCCACATGAAGTACTTTGTACAAGCCTATAACTCTGTTGATGTGCCCTTGGGCGATATTTTCCGCATCATGCTAGTCTGGGACTACCAAACAAATGGAGCCTTGGCTGCTGTAACTGATATCCTTACTACTGCTGATGTTCTTTCTGGTGTCAACCTTACTAACCGAGATCGGTTTAAGGTTTTGTATGATAAGCGCCACACTATGGGCGCCATTGAATATACTGGTGCTGCCCCTGTTGCTGGTGACACAATGCCAAGATTTGGACAACGTTACATCAAATGTAACATGCCAGTTGTCTTTGGAGGCACAGGAGCTACTGTTGGAAGTATTCAAACAGGCTCTCTCATTTTATTAACTATCATGAACACTTCAGCAACAGGCTTTGCCTCAAATACCCGTGTTAGAACACGATTCAGTGATGCTTAAAAAATAAATTTTATTTTTTCAAATACAATTCATTTAATCTAAGTTCCTCCTGTCTATCTCCGGGGGAGTCTCCATCCAGAAGTCGTCCCATTCCTCCTGGTGAAGGGAGATCTCTTTCGTCGGCGAGGGGGGGAGTTCCCGGCGGTACTTGAGAACCAGTGAATTCGATGATTTCACTAATTCTCCTTTTAAGTGGATTACTTTCGTCCCACTGGTATCTACTATTAGGGTACCAGTCTCTTGGGTGCTTATTAGAGGTGAAGACAATCGTTCTTGCAGCAAGAGGTACTGTTCCATGCTTAATGTCCAAGTTGACGGGATATCTATCAGTAAGTCGGAGCATGAAGTCGAAGGTGAACCATCCATAGAACTCATCGATGATGATGGTTTCTTCTCCGTCGTAACCATCCCAGAACTGGGCGTTGGATGTACTCTTCGTTTTCCAGTATGCGTTTGGGTACTGATCGAAACATGCACGCGTTTTCCCGGTGCCCGTCGGTCCCCAGAATACGCGAATGGTCTTAGGTTCATTAGTTCTCTTGTGCTTGAGGAGACGGTAGGCGTGGAAGGACTTGTGGTATCTGACGTACTGTGAGAAGTGCTTATCGGCTATCTCTTGCATCAGCATCCCTTCGTCAAGGTCTGCTTTCACTGACAAGAGATCATTGCGCTTACCCTTTTCAGGCAGAGTTCCGTATTCCCAAGGACCAGCAACTCTGGTTTCTTCCTTGGTACAGTATGTACGGTTTTCCTCTGGGCTCCCTCTTGCAGCTTCAATATGAGCACCTTGGAAGATAGTCTTGACGGTGGTGAAGGCAACAGCGTTCTCAAAGTAGCAGTACGCTTGAATGTGCTCGGTTCCTTCGGCTCCTCGCTCCTTCTGCGCTACCAAGTAGGTCATCCGGTGGTCTCGGTGTACGTCTTTGAGTTTGTCGGGGTATTCGGGTCCAGGGTTGTTGATAGTGAGGCACCAGGCTCGGGTTCTTTGTCTTTTGGCTTGGGTTTCTGACATGGCACGTAGGTTCGGCACGTAGGTGTGCAGGTAATACTTACTGCACACCTACTGAGCCTTTTATACTTGCGCGAAACTTCTAGAAGAATTTTTTCATTGGCGGGATGTTTGCGGGAAACTTTTTTCTTCCCGGCGGGAACTTTCCGGATTTAGGTTTTTTCTTCCCGCTTGGGTTCCTACCTAGTCTTATTAGACCCTAACTCTTAGGACACTTATTAGACCCTAACTAGAGTCTTTTTTGTCTTGAGTCCAATTTTTCAGTCCTGGAATGCTCCGCTACGGGCCTTGGGGGCCCTCCGCTACGCATCCCAGGCAAAATTGGCCTGTGCGGGTTCAAGTGTTTGGGGTCGGACATAATTTTATGGGTCCCCTAAGTCCTTGGTCTTTGGATGCTCCGCTACGGGCCTTGGGGGCCCTCCGCTACGCATCCAAAGCAGACTTAGACCCATAAAATGAGTCCTAACATTTTGCTAATTTCACTTGGGGAGTGGACACCGAGTAAAAC